CTCACCCCCAAGGTCGGCCCGTTCACGACGGACACCAAGGAGGCGGTCAAGAAGATCTTCGCCCAGAACGGCCAGATGACCCCCGAGGACTTTGGCATCGAGGCGACCGGAGCACCACCCGCACCGAAGGGTCAGCCATTTGGCGGCGACGAGCCAAAGGGCCAGCCAGGACAGGGTCGCCCCCCGGGATCGAACGACACCCAGCCCCGCCAGCGCCGGGAAGTCAAGCCGGAGAAGCCCGCACAGGCGGAGTACGCCGCAGCTTTTGTCTGGGCAGACTCGGCGCACAAGCAGGTCTCCGAACTGACCCAGCCCGCCTACCTGAAGTCGATCGGCAAGAAGAACCTGCGGGAGGCTTCCTCCGAGGAGATCGCTGCCCTTGAAGAGTTCCGCTTCGCCGCCCTCTGCCAGTTCTCCGTCGGCGACGAGATCACCAAGGAGAAGTTGAAGGAAGTCCTTTCCAAGCCGATGGTGGTGCCAGCACCGATCCAGGCGCTCCACAAAGAGACCCTCGCCAAGTTCATTGCGGCCAAGGGAACCACGCCTTCGGCTGAGGAGCGTCGACGGATAGAAGCTTCTGTTTACGCCGTCTATTCAGTTCTTTGATTTGTCCAATGCCCCGCCCTCCCCGGTGTAAAAACCGAGGGAGGCTTATTTCACCATGAACATCGCCGTTTATAAAGCTGAACTTGAAGATGGCCTTGAGGAGCAGATCCGGGCCAATGCTTCCGTCGCTTGGCTCGCCGATGCGCACACCTGTGCGGCGTTCGAGCTGAATGGCACCACCCAGGCGCATCTTCTCGCCAAAGCCGAGAACCGCGACCAGGTCGACCTCCACTACCTGCGCACCATCATGGTGACCGCCGGTTGGAACCTCAACGACGACATCTTCACCCCGCAGGACATGTGGCTCGCCAAGTCCAGCCCCGAAGACAAGCCGTTCAACTACATGCACGAGCAGCACGACATCATCGGCCACATCACGAAGGCTGTCGCTGTCGACGACTCCATGCAGCCGATCCCCGACGAGACGCCCGTCGAGCAGCTGCCCGACCACTACCACATCGCCACCAACGCCGTCCTGTACAAGTTCTGGGAGTCGAAAGAACTCCAGGGACGCATGGACAAGCTGATCGCCGAAATCGATGAGGGCAAGTGGTTTGTTTCGATGGAAGCCCTGTTCTACGGTTTTGACTACGCGGTCAAGACCGCCAAGGGCATGCGTATCATCGAACGTAACGAGAAGACGGCTTTCCTGACCAAGCACCTTCGGGCCTACGGAGGCAAGGGGGAGTTTGAGGGATCAAAGCTTGGCCGCGTCCTGCGGCGGATCGTGTTCTCCGGGAAGGGACTGGTTAGTAAGCCCGCCAACCCGGAAAGCGTAATCCTCGGGGCCAGTAAGGCTTCGGGGTATGAACTTCCCAGAGAGGAGACTCACACCATGAATGCTGAAGAAGTCCAAAAGATCGAGGCGGAAGCCGCTGAGGCCAAAGCCAAGAACGAGAAACTGGAAGCCGAACTGGCTGCCGCCGCCGAGAAGCTGGCGAAGATCGAAGCCGAGCAACGCCTGGCCCGCCTGACCGCCTCGGTGGTCGAGAAGCTGGAAGCCGAGCAGGCCCACGCAGCGGCCATCGCCTCTGTGCTGTCGGCGTTGTCCGACGAGCAGTTCGACGCCGCCGTCGCTGCCACCAACGACTACCTCGCGGCCAAGCTCGCCGCCTACAAGGAAGCGGCCAGCAAGGCCAAGGCTTCCGAGGACCTGACCGCCACCGTCGAGACCCTGAAGGCTCAGGTGGAAGAGTTGAAGAAGGTCGCAGCCGAAATCACCCCCGCCCCCAAGGGCCTTGGCGAGGCGACTCCTCCCAAGCCGACCCCTGTGGCGACCATCCCCATGGAAAAGGGCGCTGTGCCCCCGGAAGCAGCCCCCGTGGTTGCCACCGTTCTTGAAAACGTGATCCCGAGTGAGGAACCGGCCCTCGCGGGGACCGTGGCCAACCAAAGTGTGAACAAGGTGGCCGCTCAGATCGCTGCGTTCTTTGGCGCAGACGAAGCTGAGAGTAAGACTGACGCCGAGTAATTTTCTCACCCACAAGGAGACGAGAGAGATGGCACTTAAACCTGATCGTCACATTCTGGAGACCGACATCTCCCTCGTGTGCAATGATGTCCACGAGAAGGGAGCAGTTCTGGTCTACAGCACCGCTGGTAGCGGCACCGCGCTGTATACCCCCGGTGTGGCCACCCTGGCTGCTAACCCCTCTGGCAAGGTCCCCGCAGGCGTCAGCCTCGCAGCCTTTGTCAACATCGACCAGACCCGTCAGAAGAGGAACTTCCAGCGCGATGAGCAAGTCATCGGCGAGAAGGCTCCCCTGCTGAAGAAGGGCTGGGTCGTCACCGACATGATCGTGTCCGGCCAGGCCGCCTCGATCGACGCTGGTGTGACCGCCTACCTCGGCGCAAGCGGCAAGCTGACCACCGTGGCCAGCACCAACCCCAAAGTCGGCCAGTTCGCCAACAAGGTGGACGCCGAAGGCTTCGTGAAGGTCTACATCGACCTTCCCGCTGTCTAATCCGGTAACCTCTCAAGGAGATCAGTAAGATGAAGAAGCCCAGTGATGAGATGGTTGCCCTGCTTCGGCGTGCTGGCGACCACGGTTTCGAGACTGCCAGCGCAGCCCAGGCTGAACTGGCCAAGGCCCTCACCATGCCCCTCCGTCAGGGCATCCTGAAGGGTGACATCGTCAGCGGCATCTACCAGCCGATTTACTTCGCGCCCGGTACCGCTGTTGAGTTCCCCCTCGACTTCCTGGCTCCAGGAACCGAGAAGGACTTCGTGGCCTACACCGTGCCTGCTCAGGGTCGCATCCCCGAGAAGCACGTCAGCGGTGACTTCGTGATGGTTCCGACCTACGAAGTGGCCGACTCGATCGACTTCGCCCTGAAGTACGCTCGTGACGCCCGTTGGGACATCGTGGGCCGCTGCATGCAGGTCCTCGAGGCTTCCTTCGTCCGCAAGATGAACGACGACGGCTGGCGCACCATCCTGTCGGCTGGCAACAGCCGCAGCCTGACGGTGTACGACAGCGCCGCGACCCCCGGCCTGTTCACCAAGCGTCTCGTGGCCCTGATGAAGACCATCATGCGCCGCAACGCTGGCGGTAACAGCACCTCGGTGAACCGTGGTCAGCTGTCCGACCTGTACCTCAGCCCCGAGGCCCTGGAAGACATGCGCTCCTGGGACCTGAGCCAGGTCGACGACTTCACCCGTCGCGAGATCATGCTGTCCGGCGAAGGCAACGGTGAGTACGGTCTCACCAAGATCTTCGGCGTGAACCTGCACGACATCGACGAGCTGGGCGTGGGTCAGGACTACCAGTCCTACTTCATCGACACCCTCGGCGGCACCCTGGACTTCGGCACCGGCAACGACGAGAAGCTCGAGCTGGTCGTCGGCCTCGACCTCACCAAGGACGACTCCTTCGTGATGCCGTGGCGCCAGGAAATCGAAGTGTTCGAGGACCCCACCTTCCATCGTCAGCGTCGCGCTGGCTTCTATGGCTTCGGTGAGTACGGTTTCTCGATCCTCGACAACCGCCGGGTTCTGCTGGGCGCCCTGTAATAGGAAGCCCGACAAAGCAACTCACGCGAGGGCAGCCGCAAGGCTGCCCTTGTGCTTTATAAGGTGTAAATTCCGGTGGAGGATACAGATGAACGCCTACCGGATCGTCACCCGAATCCAGGACCAGGACGACTTTACTGGCGTCCCGCAGTCCGGACAAGTCGTTTACTTTGACGCCTCCTCCGGCAAGTTTACCCCTGCCGATCTCCTGCCGCTCATCCCCCCGGTTGGCAGGACCCTTTCTGGCTTAACGGACGTTCAGGTGGTGGCCCCGTCTGGCAATGACGTCCTCATGTACCGCTCTGGCGACCAGAAGTGGACGAACGAACACATTCTTGACGGAGGCAACTGGTAATGGCGAACACGATCAGGATCAAGCGTAGGACTTCGGGGGCGACCGGTGCCCCGTCATCCCTGTACAACGCCGAGTTGGCCTTCAACGAAGTCGACAAGACACTCTACTACGGCTACGGCACAGGCGGGGCGGGCGGCACTTCCGGTTCCGTCATCGCCATCGCGGGCGAAGGGGCCTTTTTGGCATTGTCCGGGGCCGGGACGGTCAACCTCGGGCGGGCCATCAACTTCACCGGGACGCTGGACTTCCAGGGTACCACCACCGCCCTGACGGTCACCGCCAACGACAACAGCACGAAGGTCGCCACGACCGCCTGGGTTCGCAACCAGGGCTACATCACCGACAACCAGACGATCAATGTCTTCGGCGATGCGACCGGCTCGGGTACGACCTCCATCACCCTGACGCTGGCCAACTCCGGCGTGACGGCTGGCACCTACACGAAGGTCACCGTCAACAGCAAGGGCCTGATCACCTCGGCCACCACGCTCGCCGCCTCCGACATCCCCACGCTGACGGCCTCCAAGATCTCCGACTTCGACACCCAGGTCCGCACCTCCCGCCTGGATCAGATGGCTGCGCCCTCTTCGGCGCTCAGTCTGAATAGCCAGAAGATCACCAGCCTAGCCGACCCCACCAACGCCCAGGACGCCGCCACCAAGAACTATGTCGACTCGACCGCCCAGGGGCTGGACCCCAAGGGTTCCGTCCGGGTCGCCACGCAGACCAACCTCAACCTGTCGTCGCCCGGTTCGACCATCGACGGCATCACGATGGTGTCCGGCGACCGCGTGCTGGTGAAAACCCAGACCGCCCCCGCCCAGAACGGCATCTATGTCTTCAACGGGTCGGCAGCCGCCATGACCCGGGCCACCGACGCCAACTCAACCAGCAACCTGACCGCTGGCGCGTTCGTGTTCGTCGAGGAAGGCTCCGATGCCAACAACGGCTATGTCTTGCAGAAGCCGACCGGGTCGTATGTCCTCGGCACCAGCAGCCTGACCTTCGTGCAGTTCAGCGGCACCGGCCAGATCACGGCGGGCGCAGGCTTGACGAAGACCGGCAACACCGTCGATGTGGTGGGGACCGCCAACCGCATCACCGTCAACGCCGACTCCATCGATATCGCCAGCACCTATGCTGGCCAGAACACGATCACCACGCTGGGCACCGTCGCCACCGGCACCTGGAATGGCACGACCATTTCCGTGGCCTACGGTGGCACGGGCGCGACGACCCTGACTGGCTACCTGAAGGGCAATGGTACATCGGCCTTCACGGGTGTCTCCACCATCCCTGGCTCGGATATCTCCGGCAACATCAGCGGCAACGCAGCCAACGTGACCGGCACGGTCGCTGTCGCCAACGGCGGTACGGGAGCCACCACCCTGACGGGTATTCTCAAGGGGAACGGCACATCCGCCATTTCGGCGGCTGTCGCTGGCACAGACTATCTCGACCCCAACAGCACCCTTGACGGCGGCTCGTTCTAATGCCCAACCTGATCCGGCTGAAGAGAAACACCTCGGCGGGGGTGTCCCCCGCTGCGGGTTCTCTGTCGACCGGCGAGTTGGCGATCAACACAGCAGACGGCGTCCTGTTCACGAAGAATGAATCGGGCACCGTCCTCAGACTCGTTCCGTTCAACCAGTACGGCCTTCTGGTCGTCGGCACCGGGGCGACAGCCCGCTCGGTCACTTGCAGCGCCTATGCGAACGGCA